GGCCTTGGCACAGATCATGGTGGAAGCCCAAGGATCGCCGCCGGGACCTGATCCGCGCCGCCGCTCTGCTTGTCGCGGAGATAGAGCGCATAGACCGCGCGATGATAGCGGCTGCTTTGAAGCCGTGAACAGGCCGAAGAGGATGAGACATGAGCGATGATGACAAGCCGCAGATCCCCGTACAGCTTCGCCGCGCCGCGGATGTGACTCTTCACCCAGATCCTCGTCAATGGCCAATGGGAATGTTTATTTATGGCCCCGAGGATTTGCCGGCGGCCGAGCGCGAGGCCTATGCGGTTCTCGACCTGATCGTCGCCGAATTCGAATCGGACCCGATGAGCGTGCAGTGCTTTGACCTGAAGCTGGTCGATCGTGCAAAGAAGGCGGTCGAGCCCTACCGTCAGCTGATCCGGCAATCAGCCAAAATAGAACAAAACAGCACTAAAAGTCTGAAATCGTCGGATAACCGAGTCTGAAATCTGGATTGCGGAGGTGCCTAAGTCTTTGAAAACTTTGGCGCGAGAGACGGGGCTCGAACCCGCGACCTTCGGCGTGACAGGCCGCAACGAAGGCCAATGATTTCAAACGCGCTTCAGAGATTTGACCGCCAGAAACAGGCCCTAAATCGGCAAAAGTCTGAAAATCAAACTAGCGCCGAGATGCCAAGCAAATCTGTTGCCTTCAGGGCCTGCCTTCCGCATAGATCAACGCCGAGCGGCTAGGAGTAGCTACCGAAACCCAAGCCTCCGACTTGGACCGCCGCTCACCCCTCCCTTTGAAGATAAAACGACGCTCCCGAGCCCCAGACCGCCAGCACAAAACTGGCGGCCTGACAGACTTTGAATGGTTGACAGAAAAAACTAATTGCCAACTATTCACGAATCAGATCGGCAAAACCGAGCAACCGTCAACGGTGCCTCGAGCCCGCGCCAGAGCCCCTCTAGCTGCGCTGGTAATTCGCAACCCGGCACTCCGCCTCGAGCGGTGCCGGCGCGCGCGTGCGGATCCTGACCGTTCCATAGACGGTGGCACCATCCCAGACATTCTGCAGGAAGCCGGTGCCGATGCCGACAGGCTCGCCGCCGGCAAACGCGGTGCATTCGATGGTAAGCCTTCGGAAACTATATCCCGATCGATTGGCGAAGCTGACGCCGACCTGCAGCCGGCCGGCGCCAGGCTGATGGCTGGTCAGGGCCTGCTCGATCTTCAGCTCGATCGGCAGGGCCTGATCGGCCGCCGCCGGCACGGCCGACAGCGCCAGGGCCAAGAGGATCGCGGATCTGCCAGAGCGCATCATGGCCCGCAACGGTAATCCGCGGCCGGCGCCAGGGCAAGGCCCCAGACGCAAAAAGGCCCACCGGCCCTCGCAAGAGGGCACGGTGGGCCAAGTTTCAGTGCAAGGTGAGTGCCGGCGAGCTGGGTAGAACGACAGCACAGTATCCCGGCAGGATTGCCGGAATTCGATTTCAGGGCCTTACGGCTTTGCCGATTGCCGGGCTTTGGAGGGCCCGCCAGCGGCTAACGCCGGCGCTTCGCCCTCGCATAGCGGGAAACCGGGCTCTGCCAGCCCCTGCAGGCGTGGCCCGCCGGCGGCCGCCATTGGCGCGACACCGAGATAGAGCCGGCGGAGATCGCCCCATTGCCGGCGCGCCAGGGCCTTGTCGACCTCGCACATGCCGACCGCCTCCGACAGGTTCACGACATCGATGTCGGCCGAGCCCGCGGCCGCCGGATCCGGTGGCACCCTGGGCTCGAGGACCACCGGTGGCGCGCCGATATCAACCGGCTGGAGCCTTGAGGTTCCGAAGCCGGCGCAACCGCTCAACATCACGAGGCTTATAAGCAGGACAGCGCTCGACAGCCGGCCGCTCTTCGATTTCGACCACATAGTCGTCCCTCTCCTTTTTCAACTCGGCCAGGTAGCCGCTCTGCAGCCAGGCGACGTAAGCATCGCGGTAGGAATCGGCGATCCGCTGCCGTTGGAGATCGCGCTCGAGGCTGGCGATGGTCGCGCGCAACTCCGCCTCCCGGCATTTGGCCGCCGCATCGCCGTAGCCCCAAGTATAGACATAGACGTAAGATCCCAGCACGGCCGCGGCCGCGGCGGCCAGAACCCAGGGCGACCCGATGAGCGATGCGAAGATCGCCGCCAGGATCCTCATATCGTGCCCTTCAGGCAAAGCTCGCGCTCGAGCTGCCGGCGCTTCACCAAGCCCGGAAGCCTGAAGCCGCGCGCATTGGTCCATTTGAGCAGCTCGTTGCAGGCGCCGCGGATATCGCCGCCATCGAGTTTCCGCCGCATGGTGGATTTGCAGAAGGCGCCAATACCGACATTGTAGGAAAACGACAGCACCGCGGCATAGGTGCCATCGGGCAACCGATCGGGCGCCCGCAAGCACGCCCGCACGCCGGCCTCGAATTCGAGAAGCCTCGCGCCCAGCATGCGCTCACACTCCGCCTTGGTGGCCTTGTCGCCGATCTTCACGCCGCGGGTTTCGCCATAACAGATGGTCGGGATCCCGACCGGATCGCGGTAGGCATAGGTGCGCAACCCCTCGAAGCCCGCGACCAGGGCGATGATCGCCGCGGTCAAGGCGCCGCTCTTCTTCATGCGACTGGACATGGGCTTTCACTCTCCTGAAATTTTGCTTTGAACCTTGAAGCGCAGCACCAGCGCGCCGACCACGATGGCAAAGGTGATCCCGGCCTTGTGCTCGGGCTTCATCGGGATCCAATCCCAGATCGAGGGCAGCACCGCCTCGAGGCCGGTGAGCACGGCCGCGGCCGCCATCAGCTTGACCGACCAGGCGTAGCGCAGCACGCGGCGCCAGTTGCGAACGAGCATCGCGTGATCTCCTTCAGCGGATGATGGATGGCATAAAAAAACCGCCACGATGGGCGGTCGATCGGGAACAGCAGGCGGCCAGCTAGATCACGGCCGCGATGCCAGATAGTGCCAGAACTGATTGACCAGGAAACCGAAGCCCGCGAGCAATGCCATGAACGCGACCTTGACGCCGGATGCCTTTGTCAAGACATCCTTCAGCTCCTGATAATTCTTCTGCATGCTGAGCATCTGCGCCTGCATGGCCTCGAATTTGATATTGAACTCGCGCTGCTGATTGACCAGCAACTCGGCCGCATGGTCCTGCGCTTCACGAACATGCTTCAGCTCGTTCTCGAGGACGGCCAGCTTCACATCATCACGATAGGCCATGGCCTCGACCCTCTTGTCGGAGATTTCAAGTGCGAGCGCCCGCGCCCGGCGCTCGATTTCTTTGGCGTCGAGATCGGAAGGGCTCATCCCGGATCACTTGCGACGCGGATCGTTTTCAACCACGCGCAGCCGTTCACATAATCACGGAAGCGCGATTCTTGACGGCAGCGGGATCGAACAGACGGACTCCGTTTGGCCCCTCGTAGCCATCGGGCACTCCCTCCTCCGTGATCGGCGCAAACTTCATGCCTGGTATGAGAGCCAGGATGTGCGTGCGTTCAAAAACAGATTTGAGATTGCCCTCTTTGTCGTACTGCTCAAGACCCGCCGTGAGCATTGCCTCAAGCGGCCCCATGGCGCAAAGGTTCACGTGAAAGCCGCCGATGGTCTTGGTTTGGATCGAGCCGTCTTCGTTCAAGAAGATGTTTCCCTTCTCGTCCTTCAGCGGCTTGGTGATTTCACCGATCTCGATGATGACCACGCCGGGCGCCGGAACGAGGCGCTCGCCGTCGAGTGTGCAGAGAGTTGAGCCATCGGGCAGATGGGTGGTGGTCATGCCCTTCACAAAATCTTCGCGCGATGCGCAATGTGCAAGAATTTCGATCATGCTGCTAACCATGTGGGAAGGTCGCCATTGACGACGCGACGGGGAGCGGCGGCGAAGATTTCGAGCGGGCCATTGATATGGCTAAGTGCAAATGGCCCGCCAGACCCAAGGTAAAGCGTGTTGCATGTTGGCAACGTCGCGGGTACGGCCCCGATTATCACTGCAGCCCCGTTGATGGAGTGCGCTTGTCCGCTCGCGTCATAGGTCGCTCGAACTTCAAACTCTGCTCCACTTGGCACAAGGTTGTCTGTTGAGCTTTCCACATTTACAGTTCCACCCACGCTGTCACGAACAGAGAAAAGGCTTCGACCCGTTCTTGATGTTTGAGTTGTGCTCTGGAGCCTGACATATTCGTTAGAAGCATTAGCGTTTTCAAAAACGCAATATTGTAGCGCCAGAGCATCATCTACGAAGTTCGCCACATACTTTGCATAATACGCCATCGCCGCGTCCTGGTTCGGCCAGAGCGTGTTGGCGATGCTCACGATATCCGCCAGCCGCGTCACCGAAGCGCCGGCCGTCGGGATCGGACTCGTCACCACACCGCCCGCTTCGTTCTGAACCACCTGCACGTCGATGGCATCGCCGCTCGTCGCCAGCTTGATGATGATCGAGGGATTGGTGATCGTTGCGGCCGGCGTGTTCACGCGCGTCCAGTTGCTCGTCAATGTGAGAGTGGTTTCGACGATCTCTTTTACCGAGACATTATCGACTGTTCCTGTGGCACTTTGAGTGCTCTCGAAAAATGTGAGATACGCGGTCGCTGCCGTTGCGGTGAAGAAAAAGGTTCTTGTCGCATTATTGGCAGTAACTCCTGTGAGCATGTCACCAGCAGTTGGGAAAATGACAGACCCGATTTCACAACCGACCTGCGTCGTGGCCGTGAACGTGATGCTGTATAGTTTTCCTACAGTGAGCGACAATGTCTGGGTGGCAAAGCTGTAGTTTGCCCCTGTCGCCCGAGAGATCGCCAGCTTGCCAGTGGCATCCCAAGTTGCGGCAGTAGCCGCCCCCAACATGCCGGGCGTCCAGCTTGAAATGTCTGTAGCAAAGTCGCCGTTCGTGACAATCTCACTGCCGGTCTGTTCTCCCTGTGCCATCGTGACCGGACCAGATCCGGTGCGCCGCTTCATGAACGTCGAGGTGATACCCAGTGAGGACGCCGCGGTAATATCAAGTCGCGCATACCCATTGGCTGCCGTCGCCGTGAGCGTCGAGGCACTATTCGCCAAACCGCCGATGCCGGTCGCCGTCTTCGCCGCGGTTGCATTGACTTTCACCCACGCCGCATTCGTGAGATCGTCGCTCCACGGGTTGCGATTCATCGCCTGCGGCTCGGGCCAGTAGCGCGGGTTCAGCAGCGTGACGGGATCGCGATAGATCTTCGGGCGATAGACAGCTCCGGTGGTGGTGACGAGGTTGTCGGTGATGTAATTTTTAGAGAGCACGGGAAGGGCGCAGACCAAAGCACCCCAACCGTAGAAGAACTCGCCGGCAGTTTCGGCGGTGCCGTCAAATCCGACATAGAAAACAATTTGATCGCCAAGCGACCATCCGGTCGAACCTTCATATGCAAGCAGCAACCAACCGTCTTCGTCCCGTGTCAGTGTGACGCCAGATGAACCAGTCGTATAGGTAATAGCTTGTGTGCTGTAGTCGAATGTCCCGCGAGCAATGTCGGTCGCAGTCGTGTTATTGCGAATGCGGAACCTGTTAGCCTCCGTCGCGCCGGACCCCTGCTTGATATAGATCGCGGCGTAGATGCCGTTTATTCCGGCACCCAGTGCGGGCTGGCTGAATGTGGTATTGGTGGATGACGCGGCTTCGACCTTGTCGGCGGTGAGCGTTCCGTTCGGTGCGTTGATCTGGTCCTCAGTGACAGTGACGTTGGTTTTTGTCCAAGTCGTGTTCAGCGTCTGCGACTGAAAGATCAGATTGTGCGGTGCATACTTCCACAGCCCGTCCGCGCCCAGCTCCATCGCATTGCTGCCACGCGAGTGAACGAGCTTGCCGCCCTCGAAATCGAAGGGAGCCCCCGAATAATTGTTTGAAGGATTGCCGGCATCCTTGATTGTAATGGAACCATATTTGCTCACGGCCTCGTCGTTGGTGACCCAAGCCAGGCCCGATGCTTCGGCCGCGAGCAGTGCCGCGGAAAGACTGAGGATGCTGACGCCGCGCCTCACCCCCAGCGGTGAGCGCAGGCCATCAAGAGGCGAGCGCCACTCAAGCATGGGACACCATCACGCGGCCGCCCGCGCCACTATAGCCCCAAAGCCGATCGGCACCGGACAGGCCCGGAAACAGATCCGACATCGCCACATTGCGCTCGCCCATGGCAAAGGGATAGAGCAAGGCGCCATCATCATCGGTAGGCGTCGCCGTATCGGTCGTGGCCTTGATGAGCACCTCATGGCTGCCGATGTTCTGGAACGTCACCGCGGTGACATCCGCATTCGTGAGCAAGGTCCATTCGCCGGCATCAAGATCGATATGCGTATTCTGTGCCATTGGTTCTATCCTTTTAAGAGTTGACTCTGAAACCCGGTTTCACCGCGCCAGACAGCGCGGCCTCAATAATATTCCTCGACAATGATGACCCCAGGCCCGCCGGCACCACCGCCGCGGTTTGTGCCGTTGTGATAGCCGCCAGATCCGCCGCCGCCGTAATTGCCGGCAGCGATGCCGGTGCCGGCCGTGACGCCGATCGCCCCCGGCCCGCCGAGCGGCGACTGCGCGCCGGTCCCTGACGCCCCGCCGCCGATGCCAGGCGCACCGGGCGTGCCTGGCAGGTTGATATCGCCGCCCGTTCCCGCGGCCCCGCCAGCACCGCCTGAAACACCGCCGGTGGCCGATGAACCGCCGACGCCGCCGAGGCCGCCCGCGGTCACCACCAGCGCGCCGAAGCTGGTAGCCCCGCCGGTGCCGCCGGTGCCCGCCCCCGAACTTCCGCCCTTGCCGACAGCCCCGATCGTCACGGTTTCCGTGGCGCCAAGCGACGCCGCCGGAATGACGGCCTCGCCATAGCCGCCAGACCCGCCACCGCCGCCCGCCGCATTAGTGGCAGAGCCGGCACCGCCACCGCCACCGCCCGGCGCCTGGTTCCTGACCTTGATGTAGCGAAGGCCCGAGGGCCTCGGCCAGCTGGTCGAGGACGTATAGACCCGCACGATGGGCGTCGCGCCGGCCGCCAGCGGCGACACGATGCGATGCTCGCCCGCGACAGCATCATAGACGAAGGCAATCCACTGATCGGCCGCCAGCTGGCCCGCCTGCAGGGCCGCGCCTTCAGACGTCAGAAGATCGACGCCGTTATAGGTCGACGGGCCGGTATTAGCGTTCGGCACCTTCATCAGAAAGCCGTTACCGGTCGCGAGCGTGCGCGCCGGCGTGACCGATCCCGTATAAGCATTGGTGCCGGCCGGGCTGTCGACCAGCGCAAAACTGCGCTTATACAGCTCGGCGAATTCCTCGTTGATTTCGGCTGCCAGCTGAGCGGCCGTCTGCGGCCCCGCTGTCGAGACGAGCTGGTCAAGTGCCATGATCGGATTATCCTGATTTATGCCGCGTGAAGCCGCGGCGCCTCATCGACCAGCGTCACCACGGCCGTCTCGAGATCCTGCCTCTGGATATCAAACACGATGCAGCGCCTGGTGGTAATGCCCCGTTGCCCGATCGCCACGACGCAGCCCGGAACGATGGTGCCGGGATCCGGCAACGGGCTCGAGAAGGTCACAACCGATGTGGCGGCCGTCTCGGTGATATCGAGCGTGATGACCTTCCGGTCGGATTTGCGGATGGCGACGGCGGAAGCATAGGAATCCGCATAGAGATCGGCAACGCCATAGAGATCCGGCACCGAATAAAGATCGAGCGGCCCGCCGGCGATCTCGACATCGCTGTCGAGCACCAGCGACGTGATATTGCCGCCCGATGCATTGACAGCGGCGACACGGGCAAAACCATAGCGCCGGTCGAGCGTATCGTAAGACAGGAGCACCAGATCGCCGCGGCGCGCCATGATGTGGTCGAGCCATTGCTCGATCTTGTAAGTGGTCTGGCGATAGAGCAGCTGACCCATGTCGAGCCCCAGGCGCGCGCGCACCTCGGCCTCGTTGGTTTTTCCGGTATAGACGATGGTCTGATACTCGGTCGCGGTCTGCGGGCCGAAGCCCGGCCGGTAGTGGAATACATCATCGCGCGTCTTGTAGCCGCGTGAGGCGTCGATGAACTCCGCCGCCAGGGCATGCGGCAGGGCGTCAAAGCTCTTCTCCCAGACCACGCTGCGGCCGGTCAATGGTGTCATGAGCTGCACCGGCGTCTCGGCCGCGCGATCGCGCTCCATGATCACACCCCATTTCTCGCCGAAGCGCGGCAAGGCCCAGCCGGCGGCCGCGATCATCTGCAGGTGCTCGAGAAGCGTGCCGCTGCCGATCACCGCATTGACGGTATGGCCCGCGGCGACACATTGCTCGAACCATTCGCCCAGATTGTTGTCATCGCGCATGGCGGCCGGCAGCTTGGCGGTGACATCGTTGAAATCGACCAGAAGGCGCCGGCCGAGCGCTGCCGGATTGTCGGTCTCGGTCGCCGCCGTCCATTGCCCGCCGTCCCATTGCTCGGCCCAGGACGTGAAGGTGGCCGAGATGCTCTCAAGCACCAGGCCGCGGCCGCGCACCCCGATGAGTGTCAAGGGAAAGCGCGCGGCGATCGGATAGTCATCGCGCCAGGTCTGCACCACCTCGACCACAACGGCCGAGACGGCATCGCGCTGGGCCACCGGCACGATGACGGGCGAGACGGTCTCGTCGGCATCAAAGAAGCGCCCGGTGGCGCCGCTGTAGAGATAGGTCGAGGGCGTGAAATCGCTATAGGCATAGGCCAGGCCGCGCATGATCCTGACCTCATACTCGCCCTGCGGGAAGCCGGCATCGGCCAGGTGGATCTTTACGCCATCTTTGTCGACAGAGGTATTGCCGGCAAGATGGACGCCGACCGCCTGCACGAAATAGGGATCGGGCACCCAGCTGTGCCCGGCGCCACCGCAGCGGCCCAGCGCCAGATAGGCGTGAAGATCGGCATTCGAGACAACCGCCTCATTGGGCACGCGCGAATTCCAGTTGATCTCGATCTGCTGGCGGATGACCTTGGTGGTCTTGTCGGGATCGGTAAAATGCAGCTCCGGCAGATTGATCCAATCGGTATCGCCGATGCGGCGCATGGCGATGCGGATCGGCACCGCGATGCGATTGGTCCCCTTGGCCATGCCGCTCGGCCACACCAACCGGATGTTGATGCGCTCGGCGCGGCCATCGGTCGTCGCATAATGCCAGCGCGGATAGGAGCGCGACGGCACGCTTTGATTCTCGAGCTGGTTGGTGTCGGTGCGATCGAGGCTGAACTCGGAGAGCTGGCCGACAGAGCGGTCCTCGATGACGGTATGCGGCGCCACCGTGATCCGGGCATCGCCGGCGACACCCTCGCGGATCTCGACCTCGAGATCGGGAATGAGATCCATATCGGTGTTGTTGATCCGGACATCGGCCACGGTATGGCGGCCCCAGAACCCCACGATCGCATGGGCATAGGTCTCGCCATCCTCGAAACTGGTATAGGGCTGGGCGAGCGCCGGCGGAGACGCCACCATGGTGCCGACCACGCAAGAGAGCTGCGCGCCCCTGGTCAAGGCGTTGGGATTGACGCCCGCCACCTGGCGGCCCTCGGCATCGCTCTCGCCCGCTTTCTGGTTGGCCGCCACCGGCGGAGGCGCCAGCGCGCTGACCGCGAGCGAGCCCACAACGCTGATCGCCGCGCCGGCCGCCACCGCGCCGAAGCCGCCAGCGGCAAAGCTCGCCCCGAACAGCCCAAGGCCGGCCGGGCCCAGGGCGCCGCCAGAGACGGCTGTGGCGGCCGCCAGCACCGCCAGCGCCGCGACTGTCGTCAGAACATCCTTCCGGGCGCCGCCGGCACCACCGCCACCGCCCCCCATGGGCAGGCAATAGACCGCGACCGCGGTGTGATCCTTCGGCCGCACCCGCTGCCAATTGGTGCGCAGCACCTCGGCGACGGGTCCTCCCGGCCCATAGAAGCCGACATGGCCCGCCAGGTCGAAAAACTCCGGCGGCCGGCACATGGCCACAATCTCGGCCAGGGTTCGGCCTGCCTCAACCCGGAAGCGCCGGGCCGGTGCTGACTGGAAGGGATTGAATTTCACATAGACCAGGATCATCGGCGATAGACCCCCGCAATGAGGCGCGCGACCGATGGATGGTCGACCGGCACACAGGTCACACCCGTCTCCTTGCGGATATGCAGGATCCGGCGCTCGGGCGTCACGATCCCCAGATGCATCTCGGGCGTCATTGCCCGGCCGTCGCGGATGATGCGCGCCCGCATCACCACGACATCGAAGGCCGCGCGGGCCTCGAGCGCCACCGGCCGCCAGGACAGGCGCTCGCGCCCGACTACATCCGCGATCGTGGCGTTGTCGGATGGATCGACGCCATCGAACTGCGGCAACACAAGGCCCAGCTGCTCGGCATAGACCAGCGCCACCAGGCCCCAGCAATCCACGCCTGACCGATCGCGGCCGAAGGGCTTGAAGGGCAGCTGCAGATAAAGATTTGCCCACATGGTCAATAGAGCCCCGGAAAATCGCGCATGGTGACCCTGACAGGCGGATAGGGCATCGCATCGATGGGCGGATGGCCGATGACCCCCAACACCACGACATCATCGCCAGAGACAGAGCGCAGCGTGAGATTGGTCCATTCGAACTCCACCTTGTCGGGATCCGACGCCAGGATGATCTGCACCGTGCTGGTAGACGGCCCGTCCATGGCCTCGATCGCCTCGACAATCGAAAGGTCGAGATTGGCGATCTCGAGACGGCCGGCGCCGGGCTCGTCCGAATCGCCCGGCACCGTGATGTTGAAGGGAAACGACAGGAAGGTCTGGCCATTGGACACCAGATCGCGGTCATCATTGCAGACGCGGATGGTCTCGATCGCCTCATGCTCGATGGTGAGCAGCGCGATCACCACCTCGTCGGGCTCGAGCCCCAGAAGCGCCCGGATGGCCAGTGCCGATGGGCCCGGAATGGCATAGAGGCAAAGCCAGTTGATGGCATAGTCGCGGGCGATCGACGTCGACCAGTCACAGACCTGATCGCCGGCCGCGGCGACGGTCTTGTACTGGCCGCTGACCCGCATCGAGGTGAGCGTCGCACCGGTATCGGCCAGATCGGAATAGACCGCCGACCAGGCCCCCTCGGTGGCATCGGGATCACCCGTCACGGCGCCTGCGGTTTCATGGGCCGCGAAGCTGAAGATGGTCTCGCCCGCGGCGATGGCGGAAGCCGCCAGCGACGCATCCGTGCCATTGCCCGTCGCCCCGTTGCCGAATGAACGGAACGCGATGGTATCGCCAGAGCCTGGCTCGACCCGATAGATGATCGCCGCCTTCGAGCCGACATCGGGCGAAAAATTGACGGTGACGGATCCCGCCGCCAGCGTGGCCGTCACCTCGCAGGTGAATATCCCCAGCGACACGCCGGCATTCGCCGCACCGGGATCATAGGTGGTAATCGCAATCTCGTCGTAAACATTGCCGGCGGAATCGGTCACAGACGCGATCGCCGCGGCGCCGCCGCTGCCGGCATTATCGGCCGCCACCGCCACCACCAGCCAATCGCCCAGGGCCGCGGTCACGGTGGTCACGGCCAGCGTCGGCCCGGAAACGATGCTATCGGCCGAGCCTGCCTGCGAGATTGACAGCGCCATCAGGACACCAGCTGCCGGCGTACCGGAATGATGACACTCCAGGCATTATAGGTTGTCGCGGTGGCCTGATACTGCGCCAGTGGCGACAGGCGCACCTGGCCCCCCAGCGCGCGGTCCATGAACAGGATGTTGTTCACCCCGCGCGCCAGATCCACCTCCCACCAGGTGCGAAACAGGCTCATCTGCAGGTTATTCATGACAAAGGGATAGCTGGTGGTCACCGCAGACCCCGATGTGCGTTTGCGGCGCAACGGCTCCTGCCAGTCACCGGGCGCCCAGGATGACACACCGACAGGCGTCTCGGTAAATCCATAAGCCTGATCGGTGGGCAGATAGACCGGCCAAACGACATCGCTCATGAGCGCCTCGGTTTCACGCGGGCGCCATAACGGCCGCCGAGCATCTTGGCGCCAGACTGGCCGCCCAGGGTTTCGAGCACCTCGCCCCGCACGATGGTCTTGATGTTGATCCCGCCATCGGCCCCGCGCTCGGTCTGGGTTTCGACTTGGGAGCCGTTCATGTTGATGATTTGATTCCGGATCTTGACATCGCCGCCGCCGCGGCCCGCCATCATATCGCGGTTGGAAACGATGCGCGCCGGGCCCATGACAGGCTCGGCACCGTTCTCGCCCGCAATCCCCCATTTGCCCGCGCCCAGGCGGCCGCCACCGGCAAAGAAGCCGGCAAACAGGCTCATGATGCCGCCGCCCTGCTGGCTCGGCGCCACGCCGCCCGCCCCGCCGATGAAATTCATCAAGGTCGAGTTGAGCAGCTCCTTTGCGATGTCCTTCAGCGCCGAGACGGCGCTGTCGCGGAAGCTGGCGAAGGCATCGCCCGCCTTCATGGTGCCATCGGCCAGGCCGCCCAGGGCCTCGAACACCTGATTGATTCCGGAACTGACCAGATCCGCCATGGTCTGGCGGAAATCCTCGGCCGCGGGCTGGGCCTCGGCAAAACTATCCTGCAGCGCGGTCACCGCCCGGCCATAGGTTTCATGGTCGATGACGCCGGCGCCCAGCATTTCGTTCAGATTGCGGATCTCGAGCTGATAGGCCTCGAGCGGCGTGCGGGTTTGCTCCCAGACCGACTGGCCGGCCGCCTTCAGCTTGTCAAACGCCTGGGCCGCCTCATCCGCCCCGGTCTTGATCTTCGCCAGCATGAAAGGCGCTTCCGCCTTGGCCTTCACCGGCTCGCGGTCGGTCTTGCCTCCGGCCGTGCCGAACATGGCATCGATCGAGGCCAGGGATCCGGTGGGATCGGCGACGCCGCGCAATTCATAGATCTTCTGCTCGGCCTTGGACGCCGCCGCCTCGATCGCCGCAAAGCCGGCGCGCCAGCGATCGAGCCCGGCGGCCAGGCCATCGGCCTTGGTGAAATTCTCATTCAGGATGCCGATGAGCGTGCCGACCTCGAATACCGCCTGCGACAGGAAGATCGCGCCCTCGGCCGCGAAGCGGAAGGTGCCGGCAATACCATCGGCAACGCTCTTGGCGACATCGCCATCCTTGGCAAACTCGACCATGGCATTCGTCAGCTCGACCATCGAGGGCAAGAGCTGCACCGCGACCTGCTGCGCCAGGCCCTCGCCGGCCGCCTTCAGCCGCGTCAGGTTGTCGTTGAACTCTTCCGCTTGCTTCGCCGCTTCCGGCGTCACCACGCCACCGAACTGCGCCAGCTCGGCCGCGGCTCCGGCAATGGCCTCGCGGCCACCATTGAGCAACGGGATCATGTCGGCCCCGGCACGGCCGAACAAGGCCATGGCCAGCGCGGTCTTGGCCGCGCCATCCTGCATGCCGGCGAATTTCTCCGCGACATCGGCCATGATGGCGCTGGTCGGCCGCAACTGGCCATTGGCGGCCGTGACTTGAATGCCCAGGGCCCTGAAGGCCTCGCCCGCATCATTCTCGCCGCCGCCCGCCAGCTCGCCCATGGCCTTTGACAGCTTTTTGATGCTGCCCTCGAGGCCTGCCAGCGGCACATCGGCCAGGCGCGCGGCATACTCCAGCTTCGACAATTCCTCGACCGGAATGCCGATCTTCTGCGCCGACTTGCCGAGATCGTCCATATGCGTGATCGAGGACTGCAACGCATTGTTGAGCGACGCCAGGCCCAGCCCCGCGGCCGCGCCGGCGAACAAGCCCTTCATGACGCCGGCCGCACGGCCGAGCCCCTGGATCTGGCGCTGCACCGATGAGAAGGCCGCGCCGGTCTTGTCGCGGCCGACGATATCGACGCCAAGCCTGGTGGTTGTAGCCATCATCAACTCTTCTGGTTATGAAGCCATCGCAGATATCCCAGCCACCCCTGCAACTCGGCAAAGGGCAGCTGGTTGATCTCTTCAACCGTCTTATGAAGCCGATCCGCGAGCTGGAACAGAAACAGCCGCTGCGGATCGGCCTTCAGTTTCCCTCGGCTTCTGCCTGTGCCGCGTGCGACATATCGAGCTTTGCATTGTCGGCAATCGCCTTGGCAATGGAGCCGACCACGCTCGGATGCACGCGGATCATCAGATCCTTGTAATCGGCATCCTTGAACATGCGCTCGCCCGACTCATCGAGGCTGCACTTTGCCACCAGCCGCGCCGAGTATTCGATGTTGCGGCCCTTGGAGAGATCGAGCAGCTGCTCGACGGTCGAGCCGTTCGGCACCTTGAAGAACACCCGCAAGGGCTTGCCCGGCTCGCCCCATTCGGGAACATCGATCGAGCCGGTGCCCTGGGCCTGATAATGCGCGATGGCGCGCTCGAGAACGATCATGATTACACCGTGCTCCTGATTAATGCGCCATTGCCCATAAAGGTGAAAGTCGCTCGGATGGTCTCGCCTTCCATCTTGGTGGTCTGGGTGCGCTCGACAATCGATGCCGTGCCACTCCAATAAGTGTCGCCAGACGTCGACCCCTCTGGATACAGGTTCAGCGTGACAGACGCGCCGGTCACCAAGGTAGCCTGGCCATTGGTGTCAGACTCATCCCAATGACACGTCAAACTGCCGCTCCACTCCTTCAGGCCCGAGCCGACGATATGCGTGCGCGACGTATCGCCCATGGAGCTGTCATCGACCGGCTCGACCGACTCGGTGAACTCGAATTCGATGACCTCGGCAACGGTGTTGACGCCGAGTTTAACCTGGCCTTCATTGCCCCAATGGGTGCCCATGATGGTGATCCCTTCGCTTTAGTTGGTTGATGTTGGATTTGCTTTGTTGGAGCGGTACACGACGCGATAGGTGAGAACGACAGAGCCGGTCTTGGCCTCCGCTTCCTTTTCGGGCTGCAGCGCGATCTGGGTGCGCACCAGAACCGAGTCCTTGCACAGACCGCCGAGGCTGGCGTCTGCCGCCATGGCGACCTCGACCTCGGTGGCGATTTCATCGAGGACGTCATCAAGCGCATCGTTGTTTTTTGCGACACCCTCGACCACCAGGCGCAGCTCGCGCTGCAGATGGCGCGTCGATCCCATGTTCATGACATCGGAATCCTCCTCGAGCGTATAGACGCACAAGGCCGGGATCTGGTCCTCGCCCAGCGGATAGCGCCGCGAGGCAAAGACATTGGCGCCGGTGGTCGCCAGATCCGCGACGGCCGCCACGGCCGCGAGGCGGATTTGCGTGCGGAGATGCGCGGTCATGACTGCTTCTCGAGCAACAGCATCACCATGCCGGTGCCATCGGGCTGGATCTGCTTCACCAGATAGATGTCGTCATCGATCACCATCTGGTCGTCGTAAACGGCCTTGCCGAGCGACAGCAGCGCGAGATCATCGGCCGTGCAGGTAAACACCGGCGCGGTGCCGGCAACGCCCGCCTCGGATCCCGATGATACGAGATGCGCATCATCGAAGATGCCGGTGATCGCGCGCTCGAGCCCGTTTGAAGGCTGATAGAGCGCCACCGTGCCGAAGCCCTCCGTTGCCAGAAAAGCCCGGCGATCGGCAGCGCTCTCGACCCCCACGGCCGCTAACCCTTCTTGCCTTCGGCGCCCTTGGCCGGCGCGCTGCGGGCGCTGGCCTTGGCCCTGATCTGCTCAGGGCTCTCCTCGAGGCCCAGCGCGATCTGGTCGCGCCGGTTGAGGCCTGTGGCATCGCAGCCGATGGTCTCACCCGCCTTGAACATGACAGGATGAAGCGCGCGATAGAGCGCCTGGCCATCGGGCCCCTTCTCGACCAGCTCGAGATTATGCGCCCGCGTCTTGGCCTGGTCCTTCGACAAGACCAGCAAGGTGCCGGCACCGGCCGTGAAGGCGGCCACCAGCAAAAACTTTTTCATTTCCATGTTTCAGTGCTCCAGAAACGCCGAAGGGCACCCAACACGGTGCCCTTCCGGCGTCGATCATTGATGAAGTTGCAGGCCTCAGACCATGGTCACGTAGCAGGCATACTGCCAGTATCCGTAGCCGACACCGCGCCAGGCATCGATACCGAACTGCCAGGCGTCATTGTCGAATTCGAAATCGGAACCTTCCGCCTTGACCTTCAGCTCCTGCTCCTGCTCGGTCTGGCGGATGAACGCCTTGATCGGGCTGTCGGTGCGGAACACCGCAAAGCTGTCGGTCCAAGTCAAGCGCACCACCGGCACCACCTGAATGTTAAAATCCGCCAGCAAATTCGGATCGACATTCTGCGACAGGGCCGCATTGACCAGCGGCTGCACGGCCGCCTGGGCAATGGGATAGAGCGCCAGCGGCACGGTCACCATGAAGGACCGCGCGCCTTCATTCATCGGCTCGCCCTTGTCATCCTTGAAGCCGATGATGGCCATGACCGCCTTCAGGATGGCGTGCTGCATTTCCTCCTTGGACGGCGCGGTAATAGAGCCATGCACCGAAGCCGGCACCTCGGAAATATCGCACGTGATATCATTGCTCTGGGTGCCGCTCTGGCCTTCCGAGTGGTCGGTATCAAAGAAATACTGACCATCATAGCAAAGAGCAGACGGCGCATTCAGCAACAGCGTCGAGGTAAGAGACGCCCAGTGCGTAAGCCCGCGATCGGCGAAATCCTCGATGCGCGCGCGAAGCTGGCTGGTCTTGTCGCGGCGCATGTCCTTTTTCTGGACCTCGATCGTCGCCTCGTAGCGCTTGTTGATGACGGTCACGCCCTGGCCATTGAAACCCTTGGCCTGGCGGCCGCCGATCCATTCCCGCATGGCCGGCGCCTGGCCCAGGAAGTTGTAGGTTTCCGATTCCTGGTCGCTCGAAAACATATTCGACACGGCATCGATCCAGGACATGCCCGGGTTTGCCTCGAGACGGGCAAAATACATGCCCATGATAGCAGGGCTGGAAAGAAGGGACTGATCCATAATGTGAGATCCTTTCGGGATTTCAGAGTGAGGTTTGAGAGAGACAGAAGGAACAGCCCGCAGGCGTCACGGCCTGCGGGTTTGAAGCCGGTGCCGGCTTAGGCCTCGCGGGCCCAGATGCCGCGCAGCTGCTGCACCGAATAGCCATCGGCATCATTGCCGCCGAGGACCACGAAATCGCCGCGGCGCTGCGTCGCCTTGGTGAGAATAAGATCCTTGTTGTCAGCGCCGGTGATATCCGGCCCCAGGATCATGTCGGCAATTGCCGGATCAATCTTCACCTTGGTGGTGCCGAAGGCGCCGATCGCCATGATGCAGATGCCATCGAGGCCGGTGGCAACCGCCGGCAACGTCAGTGCATCATCGTCAGCCGCATCATCGACGCAGAACAGCTTGCCCGAATCCTCGGCATCAAAGGTCTTGGTGCCCGAGAGCAGCTCGCGCACGGTATAATGGCCCCAGGGATCGCGGAACTTCAGCGCATCGAAGGCCACTACCACGACGCCGGCCGAGACGAAGCGATGCACGAATCCGACGAACACGCCGCCGACCGGGCTGAAGGTGAAGGTGTCATCGTCGGTCGCATAGACCGGCTGGCCGACATCGGTGATGACGGCACCGGTCACGGCCAGCTGGATCTTGCCGCTTTCGATGACCTGCACATTGATGGCTGCGGCCGCGCCGGCGGAATTATCCGCCTTTGCTTCCGCAAAGCCAGCAAAGCGGTTGGGATTGGCAAGCGGCTGGGCATGGCCCGACGCATCGACGATGCCGACCGCGGCACCCTCGTAGATGATATCCGCGGCGATGACAGGGAACGCGTTTCGCGTGCCACCTTCGAAGGCGCGCGGCTTGTTGGCAGCAAGAGTGGTCATGATGTGATGTCCTTACGAAATGGGTTTGAACGGGAAAGGAAACAGGCGTCGCCGGCTCAGCCGGTCTTGTTCTTGCGATCCTGAACGCGCCTAATTCCGCCGCGGGCTTCGGCGCGCATCAGCGCCAGGTAATCCGCCTCGGTGGCAAACTCGGCCTGCAGCTTGGCGCTGGCCGCATAATCGGCCTTCCACTTGGGCTCGCCCTCGATGCTCGGCGTGCCGGCATTGGCCGCGGGCTTGGGATCAAGGCCATTGGCCGGCTCGGCGCGAAGGCCGCGCATGGCGGTCTCGTCCTTTTCGAGGGCCTTCATCTGGTTGCCGCGGGCCGCCTGCTCGGCCGCCAGGACCGCGAAGGCCGCATCGGCCGGCGTCTTGGTGGCATCCGCCTTGTGGGCCGCGATGATGGCCTCATGGCCCGGCATGCCCGCCTTCTCGATCCCCAGGACGCGCTCGCGCTCGGCCTTGGCGCCCTCGGCCTTCAGGCCAGCGGCGATATCGGGAAAATGCTGCGCGATGAACGCCGCATCCACTGTGACATTTGCGGCTTCGGCAAGGCCGATACCAGCAGCGGCTGCGACAGCCGCCATCATCCCACTGTTCGTCATGGGTAAACCTTTCTCTGATGGGCAGCTCTAAGCCCGGTTGTATTTTTGGAAAAACGCCGCAAACATTTGAGAAGGATGGACTGTGGCGTCGGCCAGCCCCGCCTTCACTCCCTCGGCGCCGGAATAGACCCGCGCCTCGGTAGCCAAAATCTGATCGAGAGAGATGCGCCCCGCGCGATACTGCGCCACGCGGCCGGCAAAGATCCCCCGCATGGCCTCGAGATCGGCCCGGATGCGATCGGCCACACCTTCGGGCAAGGGCTCAACCGGATTGGCATCGGCCTTGTGGGCCCCCGCCGTCAGGATGGTGACCTTGATGCCGGCATTTGCCAGCGCCGCACTCATATCGGTGTGCATGGTGATGACCCCGATCGAGCCGACACCGCCGGCCTCCGGAACCGTGATAAAGCGCGTGGCCGCTGCCATCAGGTAGCCGGCCGAATAGGCATGGTCCGACAGGATGGCGATTGTGGGCTTTGCCGCCGACAATTCCGCGATCATGTCGGCCGTCTCGAAGGCGCCCGACACCTCGCCGCCATAGCTGTCGACCTCGAAGGCGACCGCCGAGACAGAGCGATCCCGCATGGCGCGGCTGACCTGCGTCTGGATCCCCTGGTAGGACGTCTCGCCCGAATCGCTCTCAACCCAGGCGCCCTTGTGGACCAGTGACCCCTCGATCGGGATCAAGGCGATCGAGCCCAGCATGTCATAAGGCTTCTCGCCGCGGCGCTCGAAGCGCCGGCCCAGCCGATCGCCGATGGTGCCGGCATGCGGCCGGCCGCCGGCAAACGCGACATGATCGACCAGGTCGACGCCAGAGACATCGATCTCGTTGCCCAGGACGCGGCCGCCGAGGCCCGACAAGATGGCGGCCGCCTTGCCCGGATGCACCATCAAGGGCGCATTGAGGATGCGGGCTGCGATGCGCGGATGGATCATGGCGTTTCTTCCTCGGTTTCGGAATCGGTCTCATCGTCCGGATCTTCCGCGCCGGGCTTGCCGCTCTGGCGCGATTCCTTCGGCTGCAGCGCCTCGCTCTTGGACGCCGGCGTCGACAGACCATCGGCGTCGCGCATCTTCTGCTCTTTGGCGAGCTGCAGATGCTTCGTGACGAAATCGCCGCCGGTGCGCTCGAGGATCACCTGCTGGCGCGTCTTGGTGCCCATGCCGATATCGATCAAATCGGCGCTGGCTTCCTTCTGCGGATCGAGCTGGATCCGCGCCGGGCCAATCCAGTCCGACCCCAGCCAGGCCTCGCGCACGATGGGATCGGAAAAGAAGCCCGGTGCGGCCAGGCGGCCCGACGCGACCGCCTCGGTAATTACCCATTCATAGACCGGCTGGCAGAAATTCCACGCCAGCCAGGACCGCCGGCTGCGGAACATTTGCCAGGCCATCTCGAGTGCCGCGCGTGAGGCGGAATAGCTGGTGCCGAAGCTCTTGAGCAGCAACTCGATCGGGATCTCGAGCGCCACGCCAATATGCCGGCAGGTGGCCTTGACGAAGGCATCGAAGGCCGGGTTCGGCCTGGTCGGATCGGCGAACACCGGCTCCTCGCCAGGGCCCAGATCCACGATCGCGCCATTGCCGAGCTGGATCTCGGTTTTCGGATCGACATTGGCCGTCGCATCATTGGTGCCGACGATCGAATTCTGGCCGTCCTCTGGCGTTTCCTGCTTGATGAACACCGTGAACATGGCCGAGATGACGGCCGCGCGGATTTCGGCATCGGCATAATCGCCGAGCTGCTTCAGGGCATCGATGACCGGCGACAGGAATGGCGCCCCGCGCACCTGGTCGGGCCGCATCTGGCGATAGAGATGCAGGATCATGGGCGTACCGGTGGCACTCATGCCGACATCGTAGCGCCGCCATTCGCGCGAGCCGCCGCGGCCCATGTCATCCGGATGGCGCGAGCAGAAATGATAGGCGACCGGCACGCCATCGGAATCCAGCTCGACCCCGTCGACCATGGACATGGTGTCAGCCCGGCGGCCCGGATTGGAACAGCGGTCGGCCTCGACCAGCTGCAGCTTCAGGCCATAGGTATCGCCCGGATCCTTGCGCCGGCGCCTGGCGACAAAGACATCGCCCGACTCGAGCACCGACCTGAAGGCCAGCTCCTGCTGGCCGTCGAAATTGAGCCTGGAGGTAAAATCCGACCGCTTGGCCCAGATGGCGAACTCGCGCTGCGCCTGACGCTGCCAGGCCTCTGCCTGCTCGACCGACAGGCCCAGAACCTCGCGGTCGATCTGGCTCAAGAGCTGCAGGCCATCGCCCACGACGCCGGTGACGGTCGTATGGATGGCGCCGGTGGCAATGGGCACATTGCGTGCCAGGTCGCGCGAGCGCGCGCGGAGATCCGGCAGATCGGCCGACAGCTCCTCATTGGCAGACGTCTGCCCCGGCCGCCAGTTGCGCGTGGCACGCCGGTCGCGCTTGCCGCCGGTATAACCGCCGGTGGCCGCGCCCATCATCAGGCGCCCTTTCAGGCGCTCGACGCCGGCGGCCGGCGACAGCCAGGCAACGGCCCGGTCGACCAGGCCCCACTGAACGTCGATCGTCTTTCGGCCCAGGACAATTTTCATTCGTTCACCACATAGCGCGTGCGGCGGATGCCCGATGCCGCGCGCGTGAGCTGCTGCACCTTGCCGTTCCAGTAATCGATTTTTCGCGTGATCTCGGCCGCATCGGCGCGCGTGAGCGAGCGGTCCTTGATCGAATAGCTCTGGTTGGTGGCGACGGCCGCATCGGCCTCGAGCCATAATGCGAGCTGGGCCTCGCATTGTGCCAGCGTGATCCCTGCCATTTACGAGATCCCCGATGAGCGCACGCGGCGGCCGGCGGATTTTGCCGCGGCGCCGGTGGCCGGTTGCGATGAAGCTGCAGGCTTGGGCGCCGGCAAAGTGGCCGCCACCGAAAACAGATCGATCTGGCGCTCGGGCTTCACACCCCGATGCACCGCGAGCGCCCGCCAATTGTCGGCCGTGAAGCGGTTTCCGCCCAGATGATCGAACAAGGCCATGCCGTAGATCCGGCAGTCATGGAAATGGTTGTCGCCCATGGCAACCCACTCCTTGACAACCCGGCCGCGCGACTCGCGGTCTTTCAGGGTTTCAGCGACCAGCTGCCGGCAATAGCGCTCGTCATTGTGCTCGGCCAGATGAACGAAGCCCGATGGATAGGCCTCGGCGCCATCATAAGGCGGATCCTTCCTGAGCAGCGCATAGAACTCGGCCTTCAGCGGCCAGGTGCCGACCGGCCAGATCAAGGCGCCGCGGCTGCGCTTCTTGCCGCCAAAGGTGACGTCGACCTTTGCCGGCGTGCCGAGCGGCGGAAGATACCAGCCCGGCTGACCTTTGAGCGCGAAGGCCCGCGGCCGGCCGCGCACCCAGGCCTTCACCGCCTCGGTGTTGAAGCCGGCGTCGACACCCGTCGCATCGGCCTGCCAGGCGTTGCCATAAGCATCGGGATAGCGCCGCTCGTACAGCTCGCTGAGCATGCGCCAGACCAGGCCATCGGGATCGGCCGTATCGCCCGGCAGGAAGCCGGCATCGATCGACCAGGACTGCTTGTCCGCGCCCCAGCCGATGACCTCATAGAACAGGCCATTACCCTGGACGTCGACGGTGAGCGTGATGAGCAGCGCGCCGACCGGCAAGACGCCCTTCGGATAAGCCTCGCGCCGCTGCAGAAGCAATTTCCACTCGGGCGCCTCGCCACGCTCCTCCCAGGACTGGCCGAGCCAGAGATTGACAAAGGCCTTCAGCTTGGTCGGATTGTCCTTTGCCTCGAGGAAGGCCTCGGCGATCTTGTCCCAGGTGGTCAGCCGCGAGGTGAGCGCATCGAGATGGAAGGATGGATAGAGCCCGGCCTCGTTTTCAGCGACAAAGCGGCCGGCCTGCACCAGGGCCGCCTTCTGATGGTGCTCGATGACGCAACCCGAGCGGCAGACGTAATGCGCATTGTAGGGCGGTTGGCGGTTGAATTTCAGGCCATGCGCGGTGTCCTCGCCGCCAAATTCGAGCTTCTGCTCGAGGCCGCATTGAGGACAGGTGACATTCCAGTAGCGCTGGTCGCCCTTCTCGAAGGCCTGGTCAATCCGGCTGCGCCCCTTGATGGTCGGCGTCGAGGATTTGAACACCATGTAATCGCCGGTGGCATGGAAGGCGATCAAGCGCGCATCCGCCATGGCCTCGGGATCGCCCTGGCCGTCGAGATCGAGTGGCCAGTCATCGATCTCGTCGCGGTGCTGCTTCTTGACGGTCTTGGAGCGGAGATCGACGGAAGAATTGGCCCCCGTCAGAACGATCGAGCCGCCCGGGAACAGCTTGTTAAGCGCGGTTGAGCCCTTGGCCTGCCGGCTGGTCTGCTCGCGCACGCGCCGGTTTAATTCCGGCGTGGCCGCGATGGTGGGCCCCAGCTTTTCGCGGTTGTAATCCTGCACCGATGAGATGGTGGGGAAGATCACCATGGCCTTCGACGGCGCCAGCGCGATGATCGAGCCGACCCAGGCGATGCCGATGCCGGTGGCCCCGATCTGGGCGGATTTCCGCAGCGCGACCGTGTTCCATGGACTGCCGTCCTGCAGCGCATTGAGCACCGGCACCAGCTGCGGCGTAAGCTCCGGATCCCAGCGCATGCCGGCCCGCGGGCCATCGGCCACGATGAGATGCTTTGCGGCCCAGGCGGCCGGCGCCATCTGGACTGGAGGCGCAAAAAAGGCGGCCAGTGTGGCCGCCATGATGGCAAGAGCAGAACGATGCTTCATCTTCTAGCCTTGTTCCGAACCGGGCTCGGCCTGGTTTGCACCAGACGCCAGCAATGTCATTTCAGATGCGACCGCGAGCCGAAGCTCAACGGCCTTGCGTTTCAGGATGGCCCTGACCGCCGGATCCTCGCTCTCGGCCGGCATGGCATCGATGAGGCGGATGATGGCGGTCGCACACCGCACCATCGCCTCCTCAACATCCTTGACCGGAAGCAGCTTGCCCAGCCGCTCCTCGAGATCGAGCCGGGCGCTTTCGGCCTCGTAGCTCTCGCGCTTGGCGCGCTGCGCAGAAAACACCTTCTGCGCCATGTCCTGCGGCCGGGCCGCCGGCGCCGGGCCCGACACCGCGGCCGGCCCGTCGCGCGGATCGCGCGGTGGCAGGGCCCGATTGCGCAGCGCCTGCGCCGGATCGGTCTCCGCCTGCGTCACACGGTCATATTCGACCATGTTAATCATCAATTTCTGGCCGTCCTTCCGCGTCGAGACGCGGCCCTCGAGGCTCTTCAGGCGCTTGGAAATCGCCTGCTTCGACACACCACGCTCATCGGCCGCCTGACTGACCGACAACCAGACGCCATCGCTCATGCCGCAATCCCGGTCTCCGCCATGCGAGCGGCCGCGACCGCGCCATAGGTCTGGCCGGTGGCCCCCAGCGTGGCCTCACGGCCGGTAAAATCCTGCCAACGCCGCACGATGATATCGACGTAAGCCGGGTTCAGCTCCATGCCGAAGCAGCGCCGGCCCTCGGTCTCGGCCGCGATGAGCGACGTGCCAGAGCCGAGGAAGGGATCATAGACCGCATCGCCCAGCTTCGAATTATTCAGCATCGGCCGGCGCATGCATTCGACCGGCTTCCGGGTAGAGTGCCCGGTCTCGCATTTGACATGCTCGATCTGCCAGACCGTCGATTGCTTCCGGCCGCCGCGCCAGGCGCCGGTCTGGGCCTCGCGCACGGCATAGGCCGCGACCTCATGCTCCTCGACAAAGCCCCAGCCTTCATCACCGCCATCGCGCACGCCATAGAGGCAGGGCTCATGCTGCCAATGATAGTGCCCGCGCGACAGTGCAAAACGCGGCTTAACCCAGATGATCTGCGAGCGGATCTGGAACTTTTCCGCCTCGAGGCTCTCGGCAACGGTCTTGGCATGCAACCCGCCATGCCAGACGTAAGCAACAGCGCCCGGAAACAGGGCCCAGGCCTCGGTCCAATCGGCGCGATCATCATTCAGGACCTTGCCGACTGCCGCATTCTTCGAGCCGACACCGGCCTTGACGCGCCAGGACGCGTCGTAATTCACGCCATAGGGCGGATCGGTGACCATGAGGTTTGGCCGCTCGCCGCCGAGAACGGCCGCGACCGCCGCCTTGTCGGTCGAGGATCCGCAGCCGACCCGATGCGGGCCGCAATACCAGACATCGCCCGCGCGCGCGACCGCGAAGGCCGCTGGCTCGGGCACCTCGTCCTCGCCATCCTTGGCGCCGCCTTCGAATTCCGGCGCCAGATATTCCTCCAGCTCCTTCTCATCGAAGCCCATCAAGCCGAGATCGAACTCGTCCTGGATGGCCTGCAGCTCGGCTTTCAGCAAATCCTCATCCCACTCGGAATTGAGTGCGATGCGATTGTCGGCCAGGCGATAGGCCCGCACCTGGGCCTCCGTCAGATGGCCGAGCTGGATGACCGGCACCTCCTCGAGGCCTAAGCGCTTCGCCGCGATGATCCGGCCATGGCCGGCGACAATCGAATGCGAGGCATCGACCAGGCATGGCACATTGAAGCCGAACTCGCGCATGGAATAGACCAGCTCGAGGATCTGATCTTCAGGATGTAGCCTTGCGTTTTGGGCATAAGGCAGCAATCGATCAACCGGCCAGTAGGAAACCGTCAACCGTTCCGAGGCTTGTGTCAACCCGTCAACCCTGTCAGAAAAATCTGTTACTGCCGATAAGACGCCGTCCGAATTACC